ACTCTCTGTAATGCACCTAATAATAATACAAATGGTCTAGGTGAGTATCCCCAATCAGAACCACCAGCAATAGGTAGGTCATCACTTGGGGTAAAGTTTTTAACCACATGCAAATAAGTATCAAACCCACTAAAGAATTGTCCCTCAAATACATTCCAATCTCCATGTCTCCAAGCCTTGTATAAATTGGGGTCAGTTTTTTTAAGACCTTCAAGATATTGAATATAACCCTTATCTTTTAAGAGTATTGGATTGTCGTCTATAGTAGCTGGTATATAAATACGTTTTCTACCATCATCACCTTTGAAGACAGTATTATAAGGAGCTGGTTTGACAAAACGATTATAGACCCAGAGGTGACCTGCATTACCTGGATTAGTCGTCAGCAATACTTGTGGCTGTAATTCAGGAATAGTAGAACGAAGTGATCCTAGTATCTGAGTATAATATTTTTCATCAGGAATTAGGGTAGCTTCCTCAATTAGTATTCTATGATATTCGTGTCCTAAATACTTTTCATAAGAGGCTTTATCTTTCAAATGACCTAGACGAAATATAGCTCCACTTTTCCATCTTATCTCTGCTGGCTTACCAGCTACCTTAACTCCAGCATATTTATATAATCTTTTAGCTCTATCAATCCAGTCGACTAAGTCTTCATAGTTCTTACGCAATACTAAAGCTCTGTATCTTGGATGATGAATATAATACTTAGGTGTGCCATCAGGGAAAGTCCCTATCCTCTCTCCATGTAACCATTGGATACCGACTTCACTCTTCCTTCCGCCTCGGCTTCCACCAAAAAGTATCTCTGTAGCAGTAGAAGCAGATATACTTAATGCTCTAACTTGTTTGGGAAAAGGCAACCATTTTTCACTCATTATCTTTACTTGGTATATATGGTATTGGTCCAGCTATCTTATCCCCATCAGTAGTATAATCATTCCTCTCTTTCATTCCATGATTATTTTGTAAGAGTAGTTTAACTATTGTGCTGTTAACTTCCTTTCCACCATAAATACCATCATTGATTAATTGAATAGCTTGTGCTTGCATAAGTTTTTTCAAAGCACCGAAAAACAATGGTCTTATTTTCTTTCCATCATCATCAACTGCATTAGCCCAATTATCTAAAGTATCATCATCTACTCCTATTCTCATTGCGAACTCTTGTTTAGTTGGAACTTTCATCTGTTCCTTACTACATTCTTTTAAATATACATCTACTTCATTTACAAACTCTTCTTTATATTTTGATGGTCTTCCTCCCTTGTTACCTACTTTGGTCATAGTCTATTATACCATTTAGTTAATCCCCTATCGACTCTTATCCCCTACTTGAACCTAATAGGGGACTACCTTACTACTATTCTCCGTATTATTACCGCACTATTCCTCATCTAACAATGCCTCCATTTCCTTATCTTCCTCCCGTTTTACTTTATTCTTTGGACTGTTATATTCTTTCTTTTCAGCATCAGGTCTTTCTACTCCTCCGACATCATCACTTATTGGTTCTTCTATTATTGATCTGACAGGAGTGTTTCTTGGGAGAGTAAAGAATCTTACTATCTCCTCTTTAGTTGGTCTACTTAAGTATTATTTTTATAAACTCTAGTCCTTTATCATTTAGTCCTATCATATTTTTCCTCCCTTACTCTTACTTAGATTGTGATAGTTTAATTCATCTTTATAAACATACTGAGCTTCTTTAATATCTCTTTTACTGACATTACTTAAAGCACTTGTGCCATATTCTTCAATGTATTCTTTAGATAACTTACCTCCAACATAAGGTTGCAATATTGATTTACCATACTCTTTTCTTTCATTTCTTATTTTATCGCTAGTAAATTCATAGCCTATTTTAGGTTTTGATATAAGACTGTTTTTCTTTTGACACTCTTCACAAGGTAGTATTCCATACATAGGATCAACTATAGCTTTATTTTTTAGGCATTGTGGACATTTCACTTCTCTTTGTCTTCTTCTAACACAATACCTACATCTCCTGTAATAACCATAATGGCTACACTAACAGCAGACTTTAAGGATTCTGTTAAAACTAATAATGGGTCAATAATTCCACTTACAAACATGTCTTTAATCTCCGAGTTGGTTACGTCAACACCCCACCCAAATGGTTTGTCTTCTAACTTAGCTAGATAATAACCAGCATTTAGTCCAGCATTACTTAATAACTTTTCAAATGGTTTATTTAAGGCTTTAGTCAAAATACGATAAGAGTATTCTTCATTAGGGTTAGATGGTTTGAGTTTTTTAAGAGCAGTTAAAAAAGTTACTTCCCCCCCTGGCACAATTCCACCTTTAATAGCTGATTGAGTTGCTAGGATAGCATCATCAACACGTTCTTTTCTCTCATTCATTTCAATTTCTGTAGAACCACCCACTTTAATTACATAGACACCACCAGTCATTTTTGCTAGACGTTCTTTTAACTTCTCTCGGTCAAATTCTGTATCTGGGTCTTCCATTTGTTTTTTAATATAAGAGATACGGTCTTTAATAGCTTTCTTATCTCCTCCTAATCCAATGATCGTACTGGAGTATTCAGAAGCCTTGACTGTCTTAGCATAACCTAAATCCTCAACTGTATAGTCTTTAAACTCCCTACCGTGATCTTCTGCCATAAAAGTACCACCAGTCATAATAGCTAAGTCTTGTAGCATTTCTTTTTGTAAGTTTCCAAATGATGGGGCTTTGATACATAAGACGTTCATACCACCTTTCATTTTAGTTTGAATAAATGAAGCAAGGGCATTACCTTTAACATCTGGAGCTATAACCACAAAGTTACGTATTTTAGTTGGTTGTAGTTGTTCTTCTATAAAAGGTAGGATTTCGTAAATATCGTTTATCTCTCTGTCTGTTATTAGTATACGGGCATCTTGAATAGTGGCACTCATATCTTTTGTATTATTGGCAAAGTAAGGACTCATATATCCTTTATCAATTCGTGTTCCTTCTTCGTGTTCTAATGTAGTTTCAAATGATTTAGTTTCTTCAGCTACCAATATTCCATCAAGTCCAATCTTATGTAATGTCTTACCAATCATTTCTCCTAAGACTTTGTCGGCACTTGATATTGTAGCTATATCTATTTTGTCTTGTTCTGTTTTAATAGGTTTTGATAGTTTTTCAATTTCACTAAGGATAATATCTCTACCTTTTTCAAGCCCTGATCTTAAAGCCATAGGATTAACACCCGACTCGACTAACACAGAGGCTTCCTTCATTAACTGATAAGCTAGAATTGTCGTTAGGGTAGTCCCGTCTCCAACAGTATTGACGTGTTTTTCAGCAGCTTCTTTGATTATGTTAGCTCCGGCATTTTCAAATCTATCCTCTGGTTCTATGTGTCTAGCAACTTTTACTCCGTCATGGATAACTATTACTTGAAAACCCTTATGAATAACTACATTACGTCCTCTTGGTCCAAGAGTAGTCGATACTGCCTTATAGACTTCATTAGCACCTTTTAATAATGATTTTCTGGCTTGTTTGCCAAATTTTGTTTTTGTATATCTCATTTTGTAAATACCCCCAATACTCTTGAGAATGGGGAGATAACTAATCTATAACGCTTATTATCTTTAAAGTCCATCTTAAATTCTTCTGTGCCTACTATAGAATATAAGACAAAATCTCCTACTTTTACATTGGTTGTTTTTTCGTTTCCCTTATCATCTATGTAAGAATCTCCAACTGCCAATACAGTACCTTTAAATGGAACATCTTGAGTATCTACTACATTCATTAAACTGCTTTTTGTGTCTTTTTCGAGTGGATCAATTAAAATAAAGCCTGGGTTTGGTTTGAAGTTTGGAACTAAATTATTCATAGTGTATTTTAGCATTTTTAATGCTTATATCAATCTACTAAATACTATTGCTCCCCCTACTACAACTATAAATCCAATAATAGGGTAGAAGAAGTTTAATAGTCTTTGTTTATTTGTCATTTGGAATATCTACTAAAAAATAATGCCAAACAAATTCGTTTTCTTTAATTATTTCCTTAGTTTTCCATTTAACAGAACTACTTTTTTCAACGTTTGTTTTTGTTTCAACTTTAGTACAAAGATAAATAGCACTATTTGGAATAGGTTCACCAGTACGATATTTATAAACTACTTTCATTTCCCCTCCTTTTATTTTAATTTGTAACTTTTAAAGTATTTTGGGTTTACTAGATAAAGATTTCCATTATTTAATTTAAACTCTAATTCACTTTTATGTATATGTAATAATTTATTCAATGAATCTATCAATTCTTTTTCTACCCACTTTCTACTAATATAGTGTTTGTTTATAAATTTTAATAAGTCAATAAAATGTCTTTTTGTAATTTGTGGTGGCATAAATAAATTAGTATCAATATACATTTTACCTTCGTGTTTAATATCTAATAACATCATCAATTCTTTCTTTAATTGTTTATCTGTCATTTCTCCTCCACAAACTTAATAACTGGTCGGTAAATCTTTTTGATCTCTACCATTCTAATATTCTCAAAGTGAGTGCCATTGTTAGCCATATTATTGGCTTTAATAGACATTTCTTGTTTAGATCCTATTTGTTTTTTAGTTGTAAGTGTATATTTCATTTATTTATTCTCCTTGTTTTGAATTGGATAACCTTAACTTACAATCTTCACAAAGCCCACCTTTACCGCACAAAATCATATTTTTATGTTCATCAAAACCTAAGTAAGTAGCACAACCCTCTTTAATATCAACATCAACTAATCTACAAAACTTTTCTCGTTCTTTATAGTTTTTTTTGTTTATAATCATCTTACTCTCCCTCCTTGTTTTGAATTGGTAAGTTTATTGTAACTTGTTTTAAATATGTCTGGTTTACAAGGATAAAATTCACCTGTAACCCCTTTAATAATCCAATCACCTTTACTAGCAACAATTACTCCCTCTAATGTCTTTATTCCAATTTCATTTTTAATTGCTGACCAAGGTATAGTTTCAATATTCATAAACTTTTTTATCTCTCCGATATTTAAACCAGTCCACTCAATAGCTTCAATAACTAATGGCTTTTTTATATACTTCATCTTACTCTCCCTCCTTGTTTTGAATTGGTAAGATGTTTTGATTTAAGAGAGATGATAAATTCTATACAATTTTTCCAGCCACTAGAATAATCTTTATTAACATTAAAACCACTAACTTTAATTATATGTTTATATTCTTCTATGTTGTTAATTATCTTATCTGTTATTTCTTTCTTTTGTTGCCTTAATTTGGTATTCCACCACTCATTACTTTGTGCCATTTTTTGTTTATATTCATCTTCTTGTTGTTTGAGGAGATTAGAGATATAGTCTTTAAGGTTGACACTTGTTCCAATAGTGGTATCAAATCTAACATTTAAAAATGTTTTATCAAACTCTTTCTCCCAATCCTTTACTCTTGGTTGTTTTATTAGTCTATTTAGTGTTTGTTTCATAGGTTTAAAAATTATAATGATAGCTAGTTCCAATTTCTCCAGATACTTTATGTCCAGTATTTTTAGCGTGTTTGTAAGCTAACTCTCTTGCTGTCATAAACCACTCCCATCGCCTTCCACAGTCACAACATTCAAACAAGGCGTGAACTCTCATTCTTTTAGAAGTAACTTTATTTTGTTTTGTTTTCATAATGTTAATTATTTGTTAAAAAGTAATATTTCATTTTTCTAATGTTAATGGAATACTATTTAACTCCTTAAGTATTTCATCTATCTTTTGGTTTCTACCCATTTTTTTACCTATTATCTTTGCTATTTCATAATCATCATATACAGTTGTTGGTATTTCTTCTTTCTTCATACTCTCCATATTCTTAAACTGCTGAACTGCTTTATTAAAAATAAGATTAGCTTTCTTTTTACCTATTTTTAGGTCTTGTCTTAAATCCTCTACAAATAGTTGTCTAATTGTTGGTTTTTGGTCAATATCATTTACGGCTCTGTATTTCATTTACTTTATTGGTTTTGAATGAATAATTTCAGATACAATTACTTCTACTACATCACAATCATATTTAATAGAATCCTGTTCCGCCACCTCTCTAAGCCAATAAATAGGTAACTTTTCACAAATAGTAACTAAATTTCTACTACACTTTTTTTTAGAAATTAATCCATAAGCTATTATTGATTTCATTTCTCTATATCCTCTTTTATTGGTTTTGAATTTTTAATATATTTGGATTTAAAATAATTAGTAAAAGCATTATCAATGACACAGACTATAAAAAATACTATAAAAAATATCATTAATCCACAAAATATAATATGTTTATCTGCAAAATCCCAGAATGTCATTTGAACTCCTCTTTTAATTTATTAAGTGATTGACGGACTTTACTATAATTAAGTAATTCTAGCTTTTGTCCATTTGGTAATAATGGTGATTCTAAACTACCTTCTATTACTTCTTTCCCTACTCTCTCTAACAACTTTTTCTGTTCTGAGATTGGAATATATTGAGGATTTTCATCTGCTATATAGACAAATTTTCCACCATTAACGTTTATACTAATACTTCCCATTTCTTGCCATAATATATCTGACAATTCCATTAACTGTGGCATTATTTTATCCACTAATATCATTTGTTCTACTTGTTTATTCATAGTTGTTTATTGGATATGTCCAAATAGTAAACCTCCCAAAAATATACCTACTGCTAATGCAGTTACTATTGAGAATAATAGTGTTTGTTTTTCTTTCATAGTTGTTTATTTAATCTCCTTAAATCTAATAACTGGAATATATACTGTTTTAATCTCTACCAAGCGTATGTTTTCTAAGTGAGTGCCATTGTTAAACATATTCTTAGCTGTATTCTCCATTTCTTTTTTAGAACCTATTTGTTTTTTAGTAGTGAGGGTGTATTTCATAGTTTATTTAATTTATTAACTACATCAATAACTTGGTTTATCTTTTTTTCCATTGCCTTAAACATTATTGAAAATAATTTAAATCCTTCAACATTTTCAGTTATATCCACTAAATCTATCTTTTCTATTTCCTTTACTTCTTCTTTGAGTTCAAGTTTACAACCTTTTTTGTAAGTATGAATTTCAGGTTGGTCTGGGTATAAACATTTAAAACACTTTATTTCTTCTTCTTTAGGTTTACTTTCTTTTCTTTCTAATAACATATCAACAAATTTTAATCCGTCTTCGGGAGTAAGACTATTATTAGCCCAGTAAGGTAAATTAGCAAAAACTTGTTTCATTTCTTTTCGGCTATATTTGTATTTAGTCGCTTCTTCTTTAGGAGTGAAGTTTTAGATAAAAGAACGAATAACATTAACTGCTTCCATAGTCATTATATGTTTATTATCAGCATCAGAAATATCTTGTAAAAGTTGTTTAAATTCTTTTAATTTATCTATTTGGTTCATAGGGTTATTTAATTTTTAATCTATTTCTTCATCAAATAAATTATCAACTGGTAAAAATTCACAAAATTCTGCGTCACCACCTGGACATTCAAAATGGGTGATTGCTTTTTCTTTTGCTTCCTCTTTATTTTTAGCTTTGACTATAAAATCTTTAAAACAAGGACAATTTATTCTAACTTTATATTTTTTCATTTTATTTTTCTCCTATGATTAGATTAATTATTAATATTTTTGTTTAATAAACTTCCAAAATTTATTTTATTTTGTCTAAACTTTTTATATATCCAAATAACAGTTAAAATATTTTTAAATGGTTTTAAATATCTCGGAAATTTACCTCCTCTAACCCATCTCTCCAATTTTCCTAATTCAGCATCTTCTTTTTTACCTCTTTCTTGATTACATTTAAAGCAAGACAATACTAATGTTTTACATTTCATCTTAGGGTCAAATCTTCTACCATCAAGTTTAGAATATAAGTGGTCTATCGTAGCAAAATTATCAGGGACTCTACCGCCATTATTATCAAAATAAACTAATTTTTGTCCGCACCAATAACAATATGGATTTTTAGACATTAATTGCTGTTTTCTAACTTTATAATAACTAACTCCCATTAAATTTTTAATTTCTAATCTTAGTTGGTTTCTGAAATCATTAAACCCATTTTTTATATTCTAATGTTTGTATTTCACCATCAACATTTATGGCACAGGTATTATCATTAAATTTAAACCATATTTGTTTATCAGCAAAAACAAAATTGCTTTCTAACTCTGACTCTTTTTTTATCCACTCTTTATCTCTGTTATCTAGTTCTGATTTAATAAAGTCTAGTATCCTTTTTTTTATTTGTTTATTTGATTGAGTAAGAGTAAATACTTCGTTTAAATAAAATAACCAAC